GATCGCTGACATGACAGTGAACGACACGACCAACCAATTGACAACCAAGATCATTTTTGGTAACGATCCCGAACCTCAGAGCCAATTTGTTTATCCGGATCTGAAGAAGTATTTCCCTGAGTATCGGTTCGAAGGTGGTAAAAGTTATTACGGTGAGGAACTGATCGGCGAAGGCGGACGCGTATACGCGAAGCCTGGCGCATATCGTGACGTGATTACTTATGATGTTGCCAGCATGCATCCATCTAGCATCATTGCGGAGAACGGTTTTGGCAAGTATACCGAGCGGTTCAAGCAACTTATGGATATTCGAATCGCAATCAAGCACAAGGATTTCGACAGCGCTCGGCATATGCTGGATGGCAAGCTTGCAAAATACCTTGATGATCCGAAAATGGCAAAGCAGCTCAGCGGAGCACTGAAGATCGCCATCAATTCTGTATACGGTTTGACCGCAGCCAAATTCCCTAACAAATTTAAGGACCCCCGCAACGTCGATAACTGGGTGGCGAAGCGAGGGGCTTTATTCATGGAATCACTGCGGTTAAAGGTGCTGGAGATGGGCGGTGAAGTGGTTCATATCAAGACAGACTCGATCAAGGTGGTTCACCCAAGCAGTGAGATATCTGACTTCATTCTCAAGTATGGGAAGGAATGGGGATACAATTTTGAGGTGGAAGACATTTATGATCGTATCTGCCTGGTGAATGATGCTGTATATGTTGCCAAGCGATCAACTGAAGACCCTGGATGGAAGGAAGAGAAGGCGATCGCAGAAGCCGAAGGCAAACCTGAACCAACCCGCTGGACAGCAACCGGTGCTCAATTTCTGAAAGACAAGAATCCATATGTGTTCAAGACCTTATTCTCAAAGGAGCCGATTGTGTTCCCAGATCTTTGCGAGACAAGAACGGTTCAGACGGATATGTATCTTGACATGAACGAGGATCTTGCAGAAGGAGAGCACAAGTATCGGTTTGTTGGTAAAGCTGGTGTATTCTGCCCGATCAAACCTGGTAAAGGTGGCGGTATTCTATATCGTAAATCTACAACAGGAAAGTATGATTCCGTTGCAGGCACGAAGGGATATCGCTGGCTCGAGGCAGAGGAAGTTGCAAGAATAAAGTACGAGGATAACATCGACATGGATTATTTCAGAGCGTTGGATGACGCTGCAATTGAAACTATTTCCAAGTTTACAGATTTCGACACGTTTGTGCATAGTGAAGACGTTTCTATGCCGTGGACTGATAAAGAAAAGGAGATTTGATTTATGAAGTATCTTGATGCTATTAAGGCCGTTAACAACTCTACGTTCTCTTTCCTTGCGGATGGCAATATTCGCATTGACAACGCTTCTATCATTTTCAAGAACTTTGCTGGTAAGCCTACCAATCTGAATCCTGCTGGCGGCAAGCGTACGTTTAATCTTTGCCTGTCCCCCGAATTTGCTGATCGGCTTAAGAGCAGCGGATGGAACATTAAGGTTCGTGAACTGGATGATGGCGAACGTTTGTTCTATACCGAGATCGTCGTGAATGATCAGAGTTCATATCCCCCGAAGATCTATAAGCTTAGTGAATTCATGGGCAAGAAATCCATGGTGCTGATGACACCTGATCAGTATTTCAAACTGGACCAGGACAATCTCGTCAACATCGACATGGACATTCATCCCTATACGCACAATCGCGGATTCGAAGGAGCTACCAAGGGTTATCTGAAGAACATGTGGGCGAGCGTCGAAAGCGTGAATGATTTCGGCGGCAAGTATGCAGACTATCAGCTTGTTGAAGCATAATGGACATTAAACTGTTTCCTCATCAGAGCGAAGCGGTTTTGAAGCTGGGCTCCGGCTCCATCCTGTGTGGTGGGGTCGGGTCCGGCAAGTCCATAACATCGCTCTCTTATTTTGTGCTGAGAGAACTAAGGGGTTCGCTGATACCTCTGAAATTCAAACAGACCAAGGATCTGTATATTATCACAACAGCACGAAAGAGAGACACAGGTGAATGGCAACAGGAGCTGGACCGCTTCAAACATCTGAAGGCAACCATCGACTCCTGGAACAACATATCTAAGTACGCCATGGTACGCGGAGCGTTCTTCATATTCGATGAGCAACGAGTCGTAGGATCTGGTGCATGGGTGAAAGCATTTCTCAGGATTGCCAAAACCAACCGATGGATCTTATTGTCTGCCACACCAGGCGACACATGGATGGATTATGTTCCAGTATTTATTGCGAACGGATTTTATCGCAACCGAACTGATTTCACAATGCAGCATGTTGTGTGGAGTCGATTCAGCAAGTATCCAAAGGTGCAGAAGTATTTCGATGAGGGACGACTTGTAAAGCACCGACGCGATATATTGGTGCAGATGAATTTTCAGAAGAAGACCGAGCAGCATCATGAGACGATCTATCTTCCCTATGATGTCGTGAAGAGTAAGGAAGTTATTCGAAACCGATGGGATCCATATCTCAATGAGCCATTGCAGGATGCAGGTGGATTGTGTCGAGTGTTACGACGCATCGTGAATGAGGATCTGTGCAGGAAGGAGAAGATTTGCGAGATCCTTCACGAGCACCCGCGCGTAATAATATTCTATAACTTTAATTACGAGCTCGACATTCTTCGAACACTACCAGTTGTGGTGAAGGAGTGGAATGGTCATCAACATGATGAAATTCCGAAAGGGAAATCATGGGCGTATGTCGTACAATATACAGCAGGTGCAGAAGGCTGGAATTGCACAGAAACAGACACCGTGATTTTCTACAGCCAATCTTATTCTTACAAACAGATGATCCAGGCTGCTGGACGTATTGATCGTTTGAACACTCCGTTCAAAGATCTTTTTTATTATCATCTCATGACAAGATCGCAGATTGATCTCGCGATTGCAAAGGCACTCAAAGCGAAGAAGAACTTCAATGAAAGTGACTTTTTTCGGTTTTAAAAACTCGCAATAAAAACATCGCCTATTATAGAGGGGGAGATAGAATATGCCTCTTTTGTTTTGATTTTGGCATATTCAGAACAAATCTCTCTTATTTTTGCGCTCTTTTTGGAAGGACGGATTGTAATGAAGAAGGAAAGCGAATTCCAACATCAGCTTATTAAACAACTGAAATCGGAGTTCCCCGAATGTATAGTTCTGAAGAATGACGCTAATTACATTCAGGGATTTCCTGATCTTACAGTTCTATTTCCAAACGGCCGATGGGCTGTTCTCGAATGCAAGAGAAATGAGAGCGCATCCAGGCGACCCAACCAAGAGTTCTATGTTAGCAAGCTCAACGACATGTCATTTTCAAAGTTCGTTTCGCCAGACAATGTAAAGGACGTGATTTATGAACTTCATCAAACATTCGGACCTTGTAGGTCAGCATGCATTTCTGGGAGCAAGTAAATATCATTGGCTGAATTATGACGAGGATAAACTGATTCAGACTTATTTGAATAGCCTCGCAGTTCAACGAGGAACCGAACTGCATGACCTGGCAGCCAGGCTTATTAGTCTTGGCGTTCGATTGCCCAAGAATCAGAGCACGCTTAACTCATATGTGAATGATGCTATTTCCTATCGGCTCACACCTGAGCAGCCGCTATGGTATAGCAAGAACTGTTTTGGAACCGCTGATGCCATTTCTTTTGATGACAAGAAACGATTCCTCCGAATCCATGATCTGAAGACCGGAAGCACTGTGGCACACATGGAGCAGCTTGAAATCTACGCCGCTCTATTTTGTTTGGAATACCACAAACAGCCACAGGATATTGGCATGGAGCTCCGGATCTATCAGAACAACGAAATCGCGATCCATCAGCCGAAAGGCGATGATATTAAAACCATCATGCAAAAGATTATCGTCTTCGACTCAAAGATCGAAAAACTAAAACTGGAGGAATGAACCCATGAGCCGCATCTTCACATCCCAAATTGAGGACAACGCGAACGACCTGCAACACTATGGAACACCAAGGCATTCAGGACGATATCCTTGGGGATCAGGCGAGAACCCATATCAAGGTGACTTCGATTTCATGGCAGGTGTTAACAAGCTTCGCAAACGTGGACTGACGAACACCGAGATTGCAAGAGAGTATGGACTCAAGACTGGACAACTCAGAGCCAAGATTGATATTGCCAGCGAGAACATTGTGAAGGGAAGGAATTCCGAAATCTTCAAGCTCGCTGACAAGGGTTATTCGAAGCTCGCTATTTCAAGACAACTTGGTATTCCTGACACAACCGTTGGCTATGTTCTTAAGAACAGAGATCAGGTTAAACTCAGCTCGACACGCAAGGTTGCTGATGAGCTGGTTAAAGAAGTGGCTGCCAAGAAATGGATTGATGTTGGTCGCGGCGCTGAAACCGCAATGAACATTTCCAAAGAGAAGCTTGCTCATGCTGTTGAGTTATTAACTCAAGATGGATACAAACTTGTTTATTTAACACAAACGCAAATGGGAACTGGCAAACCAACAACCATGAAAGTGTTAATTAAAGTTGATCCAAAGAAGACAAGCAAGGAAATGTGGAAAGAAGCTAATGAAGCCAAGAAGAGAGCTGAGATTGATTTTCCTGGATTTCATTATGAAGAACGGGATTATGAGAATCCACATCGGCTTGAGACGCCAACCTCAGTAGATTCGAAACGTATTAAGGTTCGATATGCTGAAGAAGGCGGACTTCAAAAGGACGGTATTATTGAACTCAGACGTGGTGTTGAAGATCTGAACCTTGGCAAGAATAAATACGCTCAGGTTCGTATTGCTGTTGATGGAACGCATTTTATCAAAGGCGTTGCTGTTTATTCAGATAACATGCCTGATGGTGTTGATATTATTGTCAACTCAAACAAACCGAAAGGCACACCGCTTAAGAGCTTCGATAAAAACGAGGAAGCCTGCCTTAAATTGATGAAGGTTGATCCAATCACTAATAATCCGTTTGGTGCTTCAATCAAACAGGATGATGAGAAAGAGCTTCATTTATTTCAGGCTCACTACACTGGTAAGGATGGCAAGCAGCATTTATCCGCAATCAACATGGTGAATGAACAGGGCACCTGGGAGAAATGGAAGCGAAACCTTCCTGCTCAGTTATTGTCTAAACAGACAATTCCTTTAGCTAAGCGACAGCTTAATTTGGATGCACGGATGCGCAAGGATGATTTTGAAGAACTCAAATCCATCACAAATCCTGCAGTCAAGAAGAACTTGCTTGAATCATTTGCTGATAATTGTGATTCAGCTGCAGTTCATTTAAAAGCAGCCGCTATGCCAAGGCAGGCAGCGCAGCTTCTTATTCCTTTACCGGGAATTAAAGAGAACGAAATCTATGCGCCTAATTTCCGTGATGGCGAAAAGGTTGTATTGATTCGTTTCCCTCATGCAGGACGATTCGAAATTCCTGAGCTTGTTGTCAACAACCGATATCGTGAAGGACAACGGGTTATTGGTAAAGCTGAAGATGGTGTAAGAAATGACGCTGTTGGTATTCATCCTAAAGTTGCAGAGAAATTGTCAGGCGCTGATTTCGATGGTGATACTGCTCTTGTTATTCCAAATGACAAAGGTCAAATCAAGACATATCCATCTTTGAAAGAACTCGATGGATTTGCTGATGAACTGCGCGTTCGTTATAAGCGTGACAAGAATTCCGATATTCCACCGATGTCTTCACAGGAAAAGGGAATGCAGATGGGATTGGTTTCCAATCTTATTACTGACATGACTTTGAAAGGCGCTCCTGTATCTGAGATTGCGCGTGCCGTTAAATACAGCATGGTTGTTATTGATGCTGAGAAGCATGACCTTGATTGGCGTCAAGCAGCATACGATAATAATATTCCTCAGCTATATCAGCGTTGGCAAGGCAAATCACGAGGTGGTGCATCGACACTTATTTCACAGTCCAAAGGCGAGTATGATTTACCACATCGCAAGGCTGGTCAAAGACGCATTGATCCTGAGACTGGCAAGTCAAGGGTATTTTATGTTGATCCACAGACAGGCGAGAAGTTATATACCACCACAGGACAGACTCGTTGGAAGCAAGTGCTCGTTGATAAAATTGATCCTGAGACTGGCAAGGTTATGCGTGATCCTAAATCTAAAGCAAAGATAAAGGAGCCTGCTCTTGATGAGGATGGCAATCCTATTTATAAGCAGGTTGGTAGTATAACTAAATCTCAGAAGGGTTATGAACTTGATCCATTTGATCCCCGTATGAATTCAGGAACCAAGATGGAGAAAGTATATGCTGAGTATGCAACTGAGATGAAGCAGCTTGCAAATCAAGCACGCCTTGAAGTTCTGCATATTAAGCCCAACAAATTGAACACCGCTGCCAAGCAATATTATTTAAAGGAAGTCCAAGAACTCAACGATGCCCTTGCTCTTGCCAAAGCAAATGCTCCGCTTGAACGTAAGGCTCAGTCGCTTGCATCTAAATTCTTTAATTTGAAGAAGCAAGAGAATCCTGAGCTTATTTACGACAAGGACAAGATCAAGAAGGTTCGTGCGCAATGTTTGGAAGAAGCTCGATATCGTGTGGGCGCTAAGAAGCACCAGATTGATATTACAGATCGTCAATGGGAAGCGATTCAGGCTGGCGCTATTTCTAATGCCAAGCTCGAAGAGATATTGAAGAACACTGATGTGGATAAACTGAAGCGTCGTGCGTTACCCAAGACCAAGAAAGGTATTTCTGCAGGCAAATTAGCGACAGCCAAGCTTCGCTTGGACAATGGTTATTCTCCTTCCGAAGTTGCTGACAGTCTTGGCGTCTCTGTGTCAACGCTATATCGTGCGCTTGGAAAGGAGGATCAAATCGGGACAACATGATCAAGGCATCTGACATTTTGTTGACGACGAAAGACAATCCTTTCAATCCATTTACTCAGTATGATGACTGGAAAGAGTACGATCAGGACTATGGATTCAACACAGAATCATATTGCATGCGCGTCTACGGATTTCCAACGATTGATGAAACCGATGATGAGAAAGCAAAGCATTTACTGAGAACGTATTCTGAGATCATTTCAATGAACAACGAACTTGGATTCGATGTTTACTGTCTCATTACGCGTGATGGCACCAAGCTGGACAGCATTCCGGACTACCTCCGAGAGGATTAGGGATCCGTGATGCCTCCATAGCTTCCCCCATTAGACCGGGGGGAGGGGGTCTCAGCTAATACCCCCACCCCCTATTT